CTAAGGTACAAGCTCCTACTAATGAATCATTCACACGTGACTTTGGTGCCATGTTGTGGAAACAGATGAGAGACGGCAAATGATCTTAACAGAAGGCGGCAACGTATTCAAGCACGAGGATAAGACTCCTGCTACACAGCGCATTAACCGTATTGATGTGCCTACTACAGTCCAATGGCTAGAACAAGTCACTGGATTAAGTCTCATGGACACCATGGTGGGCAGCACAGGCAAACGTGAAACCAGTGGCGACATTGATCTTGCACTGGATGCCAAACTGATCACCAAAGATGCTGTACTAGGCACACTGGTCAACTGGTGCAAACAACAGGGCATTCCTGAGGATCAAATTGTAAACCGTAAAGCCAAGGGCGGCAAGCCTGCCATGTTAGATGGTTGGATTGATCAGACTGGAATTGAAGTACATTTCAAATGCCCCATCAACGGCGATCCCAAACAGGGATTTGTGCAAGTAGACTTCAACTTCTTAAACGACTTGAAGTGGAGCCGGTTCATGCTTGCAGCCATGCCCGATGGCAGTGCTTTCAAAGGTGTTGACCGTGCTGTGTTGTTCAACAGCATTGGTAAAGTACTGGGCGTCAAAGTCAACGTCAACAGCGGAGTACATGATCGTAGTACCAACGAACTGGTCACCAATGATCCTGCCAAAATGGCTCACTTGTTGATTGGTCCCACAGGCACCATTGGTGACCTAGCTGGAGTAGAAAGCACTATCGCAGCACTACGCAACGATCCGCAACGTGACGCCAAACTGCATGACTTTGCCAACTATTTGAAGACCTCGGGACGCGAAATGCCCACACTGGAAGACAGCGCACATCCCAACAACTGGTTCCGTTATATTAATCAGAGACTCAAATAATGTTGCTTGAATTTGTACAATACTTGACTGAGGCAGCACGTACTCCGCACCCCGAAGACTTTATCTTTAGCGGTAGTGAAAGTGCCATGGATGCCATCAATGGTATTGTGAGCGCAATCGACCAGCCACAGACAGTCACTATCAAGTGGGATGGAAGCCCTGCTATAGTGTTTGGACGTAGAACAAGTGATGGCCGGTTCACAATGAACTATAAAGAGTACATTGGTGTGCCCGGCGGCCAAGTTACTACAGCACAAGAACTGTTAGATTTTTACATCAAAAACGGAAAGAATATTGAAGTAGCACGTAAATTAGCGTCTGCTTTTAACGCCGTAGGTTCAATTTGTCCCCCATCGTTCCGTGGCTTTGTGCAAGGCGATTTGATGTGGACTGAACCCTTACAGCCCATAGAGGGCAAATTTGTATTCAAGCCCAACCCGCACGGCGTTACCTACAAGGTGCCTGTTGACACAGAAGTAGGTCAAAAAATTGCAGGACGACAGGTAGGCATTGCTGTACACAGCATGGGCACAGATGTAGAGAACAACAAAGAAACTCCACTGGTTGGACGTCACAGCATGAACGGTCTAGAAGGCCTGGCAGACAGCACTCAGTGGTGTACAGTATTCACAGGCAACATGGGTATTACCTTCAAGATGAAACGCCCTGTCAAAGTTGAAAACGCAGCCCGTGCAGCAGTTAAGAAATTTGCAGCCTTAGGTGGAGATGACTTTCTTGGCAGCATCACAGGCTCTAGCAAGGCCACACTACAGACCTATTATAATCGCAAGGTGACAGGACAGGCAGTTGGGCCCGAATGGCTACAGACTAAACTGAGCAAACCACAATATGCAGTGATTGCCAGTGACGAAAATAAACCCGTTATACAGGCATTAGATGCTGTGTACAGTGCAATAACTACGCTGAAAATGGCAGTTCTAGAACAACTAGAACCACAAGTTGGCAGCATAGAGCAGTATGTTGGAGACACGCCCAAAGGCGAGGGATTTAACATTGATACTCCCAGCGGATTTATCAAGTTGGTAAACCGTGGGGTATTTTCAGCGGCAAACTTCGCAGGAAGAGCCTAGTATTTTAGCGCAAGAGCTAAATAAAAGTATGCAGCCCATGAGGCTCATTTAATTAAAAGGAAAAACAAAATGGCAGTATTTACACGTATTAATGGTGACGCAGCAGGCGTCGTACAAGTTGACGCAGGTCGTGCTTTTGCTAACGCATCGATTATCAACACAGGTATCGCAGCACCTTTGACATCTTACAAGATTCTTTTGGCAGCAGGCGCTCCAAGTGGTTCTTATGGTAACTTGGCAGCTGAGTTGACAACTGGTGGTGCAGTTGAAACTATCCTACGTTGGGTTGAAGGCAATGCTTCTGTATTGGCTTACCAAGTCGACGGTACAAACTCAGCTGGTACATCACAAATCAACATCTTGGTTGAACGTAGTGGTTGGGCAACTGACTCGGCATTGGCTTATGTTATTCAAAGCGGTGCAGGTCAATGGGCTCCTGCAACTGGTGGTAACATCGGTGCTACAGGTAACATCTGGGCAAGCAGCAACAGTATCACAGTTACATCAACTGGTGGTATCAAACTAGCTTAATAGTTTTTATAACTATAACAAAAACCCACTTCGGTGGGTTTTTTGTTGACTAAATATTCACATGCAGAGCAACGTAGAATATTATCGTTTATACACCTTGGTTGATATAACACAGACCAACGTTACTCGCGGGCCCGATACACTAGAGCGTGAACAACAACGCAATTTTGACACAGTTCTGCAGGCCATTGGACTCATTACTCAGCCACAGCAATTGGCACCTCCTGTGGCCACATCAGCACACATGGAATGGCTAGAGTTTGGAGAATACTTCCAAGGTGAACAGCGTGTTTGGGTATGGCAGTTTGCTACCGAGCACAGTGACATATTCACCATTGGTACCAACCCTGTGGGACGCTTGGCCAACGCATTTGATCAGGTGCCCATCATTTGTGGCCTAGACGAAACAGCACGTTTCATGCTGCCCATATTCTATCCCTACGGTGCCATCAAGAACATATACTTCAAAAAAGGCTATTGGGACATAAATAACGTATAAGATGCTACTGGCACCTACTCTGGCTCACTTCATGGCTCATCATTACGGCAACGACTCAAACAGCATCAACCCCTTTGAAAGAATAGATAGTGATGAAGCCGACCGAAATAGAGAAGCAGAACCTTGAGGCGCACGTAGAAATTTGTGCAGTGAGGTATGCCAGCTTGGAAACAAAATTAGACAACTTAGAACATCGCATAGACAAAGTCGAGTTGCATCTCATCGACATCAAAGACCGCTTGGTGGCCAGTTTGCAAACATCGCAACCGCAGCAACCTAAAGCGGATGCCCCTAAAGCGGATGCCCCCAAAGAGAGTGCTGATCCCTACAAAACCATGATTGCCATTGGCACCACAATTATCGGCGTATTAATTACAGGCATAATCACACTACTGGTCAAACTTTCCTAACATGCGTATCGTAGAACTATTAAATAACTTGACACTGCCAATAACCAACGAAGAAGCTGAAATATTGGACATGTTCAATGAGATCAAAGAACTACACAAGTCAAAGCTAGATCCCAGACATCAGCTCATAGCAAATCAACTAGTCAACAAAGACGTACTATACAGAATCAATGAAAACGGTCGCATCATCTACAAAAAACGAATCAGCGGATCTAGCAGAAGTTAAAGCCATAATCAAGGCCACTGCTCTCTACTTGAGCCAATGGACTGAACAACAAATACATCAACTCAGCATAGGACAAAAAACGCCCTATATATGGCCTTTGGGAGACCTGGGCTATGTAGTAGGGCGTTATCGTGTCTTAAACGATCACGGAGTTTGGCAACTACGCAACAGCGACAACCAGTTGATACAGAACTTCACAGACAAGCTGAGTGCAGTGTTCTACACCTTGTGCTATCAAAGTCAACGCTATAATGTGGCCGACAGTATAGCACTGGCAGATGCCTCGGTACTACGGTTAAGAAACGATATACAGCACTATGAATCTAGTGTAAAACGTGCTAAAATAGCAAAACAGTATGATAAAGCAGACATATGGACAGCAAGATTATTTGATGCACGTCTACAGCTCAGTAACGCCAATAATCAATTGCAGAAATCTTTATCACACGCTAAATATATAAAATATTGGGAATAACAACCATGCGTTTATCAGAAATGAGCAACCAGCCTAGAGCTAACAAAATTAACCGAGTAGTCGAGAGCCGTTTTGGTTTTAAAATTGACTATGCAAACATGACGTTTAAAAAAGCCTACAACATCGTTCAAGGCCTTAATGAAACGTTGGACCGTGCCAAACGTACACACGGCGTACACACAGCAGAACAAAATCCACAATACATGGAAATGTTCATGGTGCGTGAAAGCCTAAATCGTTGGATGGTTGAAAACCGTCAACAACTGATCACAGAAAGCGAAATGGCCAAAGCTGAAGCTACACTAGCAGCTAAAGACATGGTTGACAGCATTCAAGACATGTTGGAAAAGATCGGCAAAATGCAAAACGAGCAGTTGCCAGCACTACTAGACACAATCCGTGATCAAATTGGTGACCAACAAGCCGAAGCATTCAAAGGCGCAGTAACTCCATTGTTGCAACAACTATGGCAACAACTGAGCGATGGACGTACCAGTGCAGACAACGCAGCACGTCAACTAACTGGCGAATCTACACCGGACATGAATATGGGTGGTGACATGGGTGCCATGGGCGGTGCTCCTGCTCCAGCAGCTGGTATGGGCGATATGGCCGCTCCTGCTCCAGAAGGCGGCGACGAGTTTGCAGCAACTGGCGCAGCAGCCGGTGGTACAGAAGAACTAGGCCGTGAACGTCGTGGCATGGCAGAAGCCAAGAAAGCCAAACCAGACTATATCGATCTTGACAAAGACGGTAACAAAAAAGAGTCGATGAAAAAAGCGGCTAAGGACGCCAAGGCTAAAAAATGAGATATAAAGAGTTTGCCCTCTTTGAAGACGACTTTGACATGGGCGACGATATCAGCGCACATATCGAGGACGATGCTGACCACGAAGCCGATGCTGCACTAATTGACACACTACGCGAAATTCAATTCAGCGCTGCTGACAAAAAGATTCCCAAAATCGCAGTCACGGCTCTGATGAATTTGGTTAAGAACAAACCCGGCGGTGAAGCATTTGATTTGAACGCATTGGAAAAAGCCAAAAGCAACAATGACACAGTCAAAGAAATGATCAAAAGCATTGATGACAACGAAGATGGTGTCAAGTATGTGTTTATCAATCCTCCAGAACCAATTGAAGGCCCCGAAGCTGATGTAGGTGGAGCTGGTGGTGCAGGTGGCGGCGCACAGACTGCTCCAGAAAAGACAGTTAGCGCAATGGCAAACCGAGCTCTAAGTTCACGCTCATAATCACTAGACTTTTTGACAGAAACCCCTTATAATAAATATCTTATATAAGGGGTTTTTCTATGAAAAAGATTCTAGTATCACTTTTGATTACAGTCAGTTTTGGAGCCTGTGCTCAACACGGGCATTGGGAACATCGCGGTGGTGGTTGGGGTTGGGTAGCGCCAGCAGTGGTTGGTGGTGTAATTGGTTATGAAATTGCACGTCCACCAGTTTACGCTCCTGCACCAGTCATTGTGCAACAGCCAGTTATTGTGGAACAGCCACAAGTGATCCAATCTACACAACAAAATTGCAGCCCATGGACGCAGATCCAAAATCCCGATGGATCAATTACTTCAACAAGAACTTGCCGATGATTACACTAACCGAATCCGCCGTGGCAAAAATTGCCGATATCCTACTTGAGGAAAACAATCCTCAAGTCAAACTACGCACATTCGTGCAAGGTGGAGGCTGTAGCGGATTTAGTTATGGCTTCACACTAGACGAAGAACAAAACGAAGACGACTTTGTTATTGACAACAATGGCATTGTGGTCTTAATTGACAGCATGAGTATGCAGTACCTGCAAGGTGCCACTATTGACTACAAAGAAGAACTCATGGGTAGCAGCTTCACTATCAACAACCCCAACGCACAAACCACCTGCGGTTGTGGATCAAGTTTTTCAGTCTAAGGAGACACAATGAAACTACGCAAACTTCGTAAAAAACTCTACAAGGCAATCTTTAGACACGACTTGGCCAAAGAACAAAAGGTCTGGGTCAAGATACTTAAAAAATCAATCAAACACAAACACACCGAAGACGTTCAATAATTATGGCATATTCAGACAAAGTATTAGATCACTACGAAAATCCTCGCAACGTTGGTTCATTTAATAAAGATGATGACGATGTGGGCACAGGTATGGTGGGGGCACCGGCCTGTGGTGACGTTATGAAACTACAAATAAAAGTACAAGATGGAGTAATAACAGATGCTAGATTCAAAACCTACGGATGCGGTAGCGCCATCGCATCAAGCAGCCTCGTCACAGAGTGGGTCAAAGGAAAAACGCTTGACCAAGCACGAACGATTACTAATTCAGACATTGCTCAAGAGCTTGCCCTCCCACCGGTTAAAATACATTGTAGCATACTTGCAGAAGATGCTATAAAAGCAGCAGTGGACGACTACAAGAAAAAATTCAATAATTAATGATACTTCAAAAATATAACTATGCTCCTATCAAGAGAGAATCTGTTGATGGGAAGCGACACTATTGCCTTCCTGATGGCAGCAAGGTACCTAGCGTAACAACTATCCTAGACAAGACCAAAAGCGAAGAATCAAAGCAGGCACTGCAAAACTGGCGTAAGGCAGTGGGTGAACAAAAGGCGCAGCAGATTACCACAGAAGCAGCAAATCGTGGCACACGTATGCACAGTTATCTTGAAAGTTATATTCTTAGCAATGACATGAAACCCCTGCCGTCAAATCCTTATGCGCATCCTTCTTGGTTTATGGCCGCACAAGTCATACTAGAAGGCTTGTGCAATGTGGATGAATTTTGGGGCAGTGAAGTCCCAGTTTACTATTCGGGCTTGTATGCTGGTACCACAGACTGCATTGGAGTTTGGAAAGGTCGGCCAGCTATACTGGATTTCAAACAAAGCAACAAACCCAAAAAGCGTGAACACATCGGCGACTATTTTATTCAACTGGCAGCCTATGCAGCCGCACACAATAACACTCACGGCACTGATATTTCAACCGGTGTAATTTTGATGGCAGTTCAGCCTCGATTATTGGAAGATCAGACGTATTCCCGGCCCGAATACCTTGAATTTGTTGTCGAAGGAGACGAGTTTCAGTATTGGACTGAGGAGTGGAACAAACGAGTAGAATTATATTATCTAAGCACATAATGGAACGAATCAAATTTGAACATCTAGACTTGCCGATCATACGCAGTTGTAATCTGGCCTGTGTTGGATGTATCACACACAGCAATCATAAAAAAATAAAAGGCCTAGTGGGAGTAGACGAAAGTCGCGAGTGGATGCAGTTCTGGAGTGAAAAACTGGACCCCGATATCGTGGGCCTGTTTGGTGGTGAGCCACTGTTGCATCCGGAATTTGCACGCTGGGCCGAAATGACTCGAGAAGTATGGGGACCGAGACCGGGCATAAGTGTAAACACAAACGGCTATTACATCGATAGAATGTTTGACCACATCCCAACCCTGTTTGACGAAGACCGCGTGGGATTAAACACCATCGTGAGTATACAGACCGGTGTGGAACCTTACTTGAGCAAAGTGCGCGAAAATGTCGAATTGCTAAAACAACGTGTGGTAGAATATCATCTGTCGCGGCCCAGGGTCAAAACAGCAGAATGGCGCCTGTGGTTGGACGAATATGAGAACAACACAAAAATTTGGTATATTCTAAATGTCAACGGACGTGATACCAGAATGGTTCTAGCCACCTGCGAACAATACCGACTGCCCTGGTGCACACACTATTCGGGATTTGCAGAAGAAATGACTCCGGTTTATGACTACACCGACAAGTGGTACGAACACAGTCACAAGCAGTGCCAAGCCAAAGAGTTTGTGACTCTTTATCGTGGGACATTATGGAAATGCCCGCCCATGGGTGTGCTAGAACACACATTAAACACTTTCAATATTGCTGACAAAAACTACTGGCAGCCGTTTTTGCAGGACTACAAAACAGTTGGTCCCACCAGCACCGACAGTGAAATCGCTGCCTGGTTTGAACGTCAACGCAGTCCTGAACGTGTTTGTAACATGTGCGGATTTAGCGGTCCAAAAAATGTCATGTTGCCAGCAGAAAATCGCAGTCACATGCTGAAAGATTATTGGAACTACACTTTATAAAAATACTAAATACAGTATTATCTGAGGTTTAGTGATGGCAATAACGCAAATAAGTCAAGTACAAGTACGTAGAGG